GTCGCGCATCGCACGAGAGACCGGGCGCACGCTGCCCGAGAACCAGCGCATCGCGCAGGAGGCAGCCGACGCCCAGGCCGAGAGCCGACTGCCGATGGCGCGCGAGAACATCGATCGAGCAATTCCGGAAGGCGAGGAGTGGTTCAACCTGACACCGTTCCGTGAGGGCCTGGTTGACGAGCTCGGCGAAGAGCTCGGCGGGCTGCGGTTCAAGGGAACAGCCGCACGGCTCGGCCCAACGTCGAGCGGGTCGACAGTGCCGGAAGAGATCGCCAGGACCTTGTTCGCGCAGCACGGCGCCAACGCCGGGATCCCGATCTCCAGCCTGGACCCCTCGAACTCGGCCCCGTGGAAGCTGATGGGACACCCGCGCTACTACGGCGGCATGCTGCCGGGGCTCAGGCGAATCGAAGAGGCGGAGCGCGTCGGCGGCAACGTGCTCGAGGCGCTCGATCCGGTGTCGCAGTTCAAGACCAGGCGGATGAGCGAGGGCGCATCGGGCAACTACCAGAACACCCCGCCCGACATGCACATGGGTACGCAGTTCTTTGACACCAAGAAGCCGAACGCCTACCAGCGGCGCTCGATCGAGAAGATGCACCAGGAGATCCTCGGGCCCGAGTACGACATGGAGCCGATCCAGTCGATGGCGGCGCAGTGGGTTGGCGGCGCCGAGCAGACCGGGATCCGAGATCCTCGAGGCCTGATGGACATCTTCAACGACGAGATCGGCAAGGCTGCCCAGCGCATGGGGCTGTCCGACTCGGAGTTCTTCAGCCGGTGGGCCCGCGGCGAGCTCCCGGCCGGCGCGATGCGGATGCCGCAGATTCCCGACTCGATGGAGTACCTCGTGAGCTCAGCCCCGCACCATCGATGGAGTACCTCGTGAGCTCAGCCCCGCACCAGGACTTCGTTGGTGCGCTCGAGGCCGCGAGGACCGGCAAGTACGGCGGGTTCCTGGCGCCCACCACCACCGATGCGCTGATGGACAACCAGGCCCTGACCTTCCTGAGCCACGACTCGAAGATCGGCTACGCGATCACCCGCGACGGGGACGTCAGGCACGCCTTCAACACCTCAAGAAGGCGCGGCGCCGGGACGAAGATACTCTCACACGCTAAGGCCCAGGGAGGGAAGACCCTGGACGCCTATGACGGCTTTCTGGTGAAGCTCTATCGAAAGAACGGCTTCGAAGAGACCTCCCGGATGGGCTGGGACGACGCCTACGCGCCAGAGGACTGGAACTATGATCGGTTCGGCCAACCCGATGTGGTCAACATGGAGTACACTGGCCCTATGGGGGACGCTAAGGAGGCTGTTGTTCGGAAGCCTCGGAAGCGCAAGAAGGCCGGAGGACTGAGAAAGTGAGCAAATCCAAGTCGCTAAATCCCGAGTTCGGGCACGATCTGCCGCTGCTGAGCGATGCAGAAATGCCCTGGCGCCGGGGCGAGAACGGCGACGTGATCATCAACTGGGACTATGTGACCGACGTCTCGGATGTGGATCCGACGCCCACGACGCTCCGCAACCTGAAGCGCGAGTGGGAGCAGGAGCTCGTTGAGGAACACGACGAGGGCTGGCTGGGTGAGAACCGGCAGCGCCTTGATGTCGAGTTTGAAATGATCGTAACGCGGGGGTTGCTGACGTAGGAGTCTCGCGCAATGGTTTCATAGAGGGGGGGTGACACCATGCGACAAGGTAGTGGCAGAGCAGAGCAGCCGGGCGGAAGGGTGCGGAAAGAGCCGCACCCCAACGGCGGAGAGGTGGCTCGGGTAGACATTCCGCGGTCGAAGATGCCGCAGAACATGAAGTCGAACCCGATCACTCACACACCGTTGAAGGTCGACGGGCTGGGCAAGATGCCCAAGCAGATGAGCGGCGCGCGGCAACGCGATCCGCAGCGTCGGTAGGTGCGTCATGCTCACAGACGCAGAGGTCGGCTCGAAGACCAGGGCGATTCTCCATAGCAAGGCCAGCACGCAGGCGCAGTGGCAGCAGGTTGAGCTGCTCAGAGCTCAGTGCGACCCGCCGAAGAAGGCGAAGCCGCCCGCTGATGGTCCGCCCGCTGGTGGTCCGCCTGGTGGCGGTCAGCCCGCTGGCGAGTCCAAGGCTCCGGTGAAAAAGAAGACGGCGGTCGCGAAGAAGACGTCGTGAAATTCATCGAGGCAGTGGAGGAAGGCGGCTGCGCGCCCCGTGGCTACGGGCTCGCCTGGCGTTCGTTCTACAAGGCGGAGATCTACTTCGCGCCGATCCCGTTCCACCTGTTCATCGGCTGGGGGCGCCGACTTTGGCATCGGTACCGCTATCCGAAGTACGGTGAGCTCGGGACCGCGGAGCTTCTCGCGAACCTGTCCGGTGCTCGAGAGGAGCTCCGCTTTCGGCGCATGCTCCAAGAGAACGCCGAGAAGGAGTCGCGCGCCGCATTCGCTGCCGGCTTCGAGCGCGGCCTTGCGGAGGGGCCATCCGAGTGAGCCTCTCGCTCTCGCAAAGAGACGCCGCCGTCATCTACGGCCGCTGCCAGAAGGACCCCGAGTTCTTCGTGAGCGAGGTCCTCGGCGACGACCCGTGGAACACGCAGGTGGCGATCATGGAGTCGGTGCGCGACAACCGCGTGACGGCGGTTCCCTCGTGCCACTCGAGCGGGAAGTCGTGGACGGCCGGGCGGATCTCTTTGTGGTTCGGCTCGTGTCACCCCGGAGCAAAGGTCATCACGACGGCGCCGACAGAACGTCAGGTGAAGGGCGTGCTCTGGGGTGAGATACATCGCGCAGGGACGAGTCGCGCTTTCAGGGCTTTCACGCGCCACACATCCTGGTGGTGGTCGACGAGGCCTCCGGCATCAGCGCGGCACTGATGGATCAGATCGACTCGCTCCTGGCCGGCGGTCATGCGCGCAAGCTCCTGATCGGCAACCCCGTCATCAGCGGCTGTAGCTTCGAGCGAGACTGCGAGTCCAGCCCGATTGCCGCCTGGGACACGCCCAACTTCCTGGCCTTCGGCATCACCGAAGAGGACATGATCAGCGGAGAGTGGGAGAAGAAGATCGGCGACAAGAAGATGCCGCACCCCGAGCTCATTACACCGGCATGGGTAGCCGAGCGCCTCGAGATCTGGGGCGTCGACTCCAACGCTTGGCAGACACGGGTCCGCGGCCTGTTCCCAGAAGTAGTCGAGGGCGCCTACTACGGCGAGCTCATGGCCAAGGCGCGCGAAGAGGGACGCATCGGCGTGTTCCCTTACGACCCGCAGTATCCGGTGAACACGTCCTGGGACATCGGCATGCGCGACGCCACCGCAATCTGGTTCTTCCAGCAGCTCGGCAGCCGGGTCAACCTGATCGACTACTACGAGGCGACCGGGCAGGGCCTGCCGCACTACGCGAAGATCCTGCAGGAGAAGCCTTACGTCTACCGCGAGCACATCGCGCCGCATGACATCAAAGTGCGTGACTGGTCGCCCGGTGTCGCGCGCACGGCCGTGGCCCAGGAGCTCGGCATCCACTTCCGGATCCTCGACAGGACACTCGTGAAGCTCGGCGGCGAGCTCGCGGAAGGGATCGACGCGGTCAGGCGGATCCTGTCGCTTTGCAACTTTGACGAAGAGCACACGGGCGATGGGATTGCGTGTCTCGAGAACTACAGCCGCAAGAAGAACCGATCGACTGGCGAGCTCACGGACGTGCCGCGGCACGACCACTGGTCGTCGCATGGAGCGGATGCGTTCCGGTACCTCGCGCTGGGGCTACGCGCGATGCCAAACGTCGCGAGACCAAAACCGAACACACGCTGGATGACCTGAGGGGGACGGAGCGATGGACGACTATCGAGTGGGCGGGCAAGATCCCGACGAAGAACAAGGCGCGGTGTTCCCTTCGGTCGACGGGTTCGAAGAGCTCCCGACATCAGAGGACTTCCCCGAAGACAGGCAGCCGCAGGAGGGTGCCGGCGACGAGTTTGTGATCGACGAGCGCCAGCTGCTCGGAATCGTCCAGCGCGAGATCGACTCTGGATTGGGGTGGACAGGCACTCGCCTGGCCGAGACGCGTCGCAGTTCGATGGCGCAGTACTTCGGCAATCCTCGAGGCGACGAGCGCGAAGGCCGCAGCCAGGTGGTCACGCGCGACATCTTCGAGCAGGTGGAGTGGCTGCTTCCGAGCCTGATGGAGATCTTCTGCAGCGGGCCGCGCGTCGTGCGGTTCGTTCCGAAAAACGATGACGACATCCAGTCAGCCGAGCAGGCCACCGAGATGGTCAACCATGTGTTCGGCCGCGAAGACGGCTTCATGGTGCTCTACACCATGTTCAAGGACGCGCTGATACAGAAAAACGGCATCGTGAAGGTCTGGTTCGAGGACTCGAGCGCGGTCACCTTCGAGAACTACGAGGGCAAGCCGCTCATCGAGCTGCAGGCCATCTTCGACGACGAAGACTACGAGATCCGCGCCGTCGAGGCGTGGCACATCAACCAGAAGACGGGCGAGCGCGAGGTCCTCGACGAAGAGAGCATGCTTCCCGAGAACCATGACCCGATGCGGGTCCGGTACGACATCGAGGGCGTGCGATACAAGCGCGCCGGCAAGATCGCACTCGAGAACGTGCCGCCCGAGGAGTTTATCATCAACCGCGACGCGCGAAGCCTCTACGACCCGACCTGTCGGTTCGTTGGCGAGCGGATCCGCGCGAGCGAAAGCAAGCTGATCGGCCTGGGCTACGACCCGGAAATCGTGAAGTCGATTCCGAGCGCGCACTCGGTCTACAGCACCGACCAGGACTCGATCATCCGCGCAAGCCAGGACGACTCTTTCCCGCTGGTGTTCGCAGACCGGAAGGATTCCGAGAGAACGGTGTACATCTCCGAGTGTTACGTCCTAGTGGACCGGGACGGTGATGGCGTGAGCGAATGGTGGAAGGTGGTTACCGGGGGGGACTACGCACAAGTCATTCTCCACACCGAGCCGGCGAACGGGCATCCGTTCGTATCGGTAACGCCGATCCCGGTCCCGCACCGTTTCCATGGCCTCTCTCTGGCCGATGCGACGAAGGACCTGCAGGACATCAACACCACACTGTGGCGTCAGTTCCTCGACTGCCTCTATCTTGCGACTGACCCGCGCAACATCGTGCTCTCTCGAGGCCAGGCCGACGCGTCGACGCCGATGGTCAACCTCACGCAGCTGCTCGATGCTGCGGCCGGCGGCTATATCGAGGAGTACGAGCCGAACGCGCTGCGACCCTACGAGCAGAAGAGCAACGCCGCGGACATCCTGCCGGCGTTCGACGCGCACCTGAAGATGCGCGAGGCGCGTACCGGAATCTCGCCCGAGGCGATGGGCATCAACCCGGACTCGATCAGCAAGCACGTCTACGGGACGATGGTGCAGAGTTCGGCGGCGGCGACCAGGATCACGCTCTACGCGCGGATCTTCGCCGACACCGGGGTAAAGCACCTGTTCGAGAAGATCTACATGCTGCTCATGCAGCACGACACGCGCGGCATGATGATCCGGGTGCGCGGCGAGTACGTCCACGTCGACCCGACCGCCTGGGCGACCGAAGTCGACTGCCAGGTGACGGTGGGGCTGGGCCACGGTTCGAAGATGGAGAAGTCGATGAACCTGCAGACCATCGCCGAGGTGCAGAAGGCGATTGCCGAGATGGGCTTCACGCACATGGTCTCGGACAGCAATTTCTTCAACACGGTCTCCGACCTGGTCGAGGCCCTCGGGTTCCGATCGCCGGAGCAGTACTTCACCGACCCGTCGACGGTGGATCCGCCCGAGCCCAAGCCTGATCCGACCGAGGAGGCCGTGAAGGCCGCGGCCGAGGTCGAGTACATGCGGGTGGAGCTCGAGCGCCAGAAGGTGGAGCTCGATCGCGACAAGCTGATGCTCGAGATCAAGAAGACAGAGCTCAGCCACGAGGTCGACATCCAGAAGATCCGCGCCGAGGGCTACCAGGCCCTCGTCGATCTCGGCTGGCACATCACGCCGCCCGGCGCCACGGCCAACTCGATCGAGCCGCCTCCGGCGACACCGCAGGGTCCGCCGCCGGCTCAACCGCAAGCGGGAGGTCTCGCCTGATGCCCAGGACACCGGAACAGCGCGGCGCGGAGGCCATCGCGGTCTCGAAGAACCCGATCCTGCAGGACGCGATCGGCGCGACGCAGGAGTGGGCCCTGCAGAGCTTCCATGGAGCCACCAACGCCGATGAGGCCTGGAACGCCCGGCTTCGAGCGCATGCGGTGGAGGAGTTTGTGGCCTATCTGCTGGCCGTGATCACTCTGGGGCGCAACGCCACGGACCAGCTGGTCGCAAAACACGACAAGCTCAGCGAACGCAGGAAGAGGCGCGAATCGGTGGTCGAGTACCTCAATACGGCCAGAGAAGAGCGTGCCAAGTACGTCGAATCGCAACAAAAAGTTGCGGATGGCTGAAAAATAGGCAAACTAGGCTCGAATCGTTCCCTTTCCCCCCGGAAAGGTGAATATGCCGCCCGATCCCGCGTTCGAGAGCCAAAACAGTCCTACAGCAGGCGTTGACGAAGCCGCGAAAGCCTTTTTCGACATGGAGCAGGCGCGCAAGGCCAAGGTGCGCGCGGCTGCGGGCCTTCCGGCCCTGGATCCGGACGCCGAGCCCCAGCGAGAGCCGACGACCCTGGAAACGTCGCTCGACGAGCTCGTAGAGGCCGACGGCGAGCCCGAGCCCAAGAAGGCCGACGAGGATCCCTCAGGAGAGCCGAACGCCGACCCGGACGCCCAAGCACCCGAGCCGCAGGCTGATCCTGGCCAGGCGGAGCCACAGGGCGATCCCCAGGACCTGGAAATCCCTCTCGAGGCCAGAATCACGCTGCCGAACGACGTCGAGGTCAGCTTTCAGGACCTCCAAGAAGGCTACATGCGGCAGCAGGACTACACGGCCAAGACGACGGAGCTCGGCGAGCAGCGCCGGCTGTTCGAAGACAAGGTCGGCGGCGCCTACCAGGCGTTCGAGAAGCAGGTGGCCCAGAATGCCGCACTCGCTACGGAGCTCCAGGCACACCTTCAGAGCGTGCTCCCGAGCACCCAGGAGATGGAGAAGCTGCGCGCTGTCGACCCCGGCGAGTACGCCGCGCGCATGGAAGACATGCGGCGCAAGCAGGGCGCGATCGCCCAGGCCACGCAGCTCAGGCAGAACGCCGAGGCCGAGGCCGCTCGCAGAGTCGACGAGCAGCGGGCCGCTCGGGTACCTGCAGAGCGCGAGGCGCTCGCGGCCAAGGTTCCGCGATTCAAGAAGAATTTCGACAGAGAGTACGACGCTCTCAGTCGCTACGCGTTGGCTTCGGACGGGGGTGGTCTCAGTCCGGAGGAGTGGGATCAGGTCGACGACCACCGCTACGTCACTCTTGTGTGGAAAGCACAGGAATACGACAAGGCGACACGGAAGACCGCACCTGCAGTCCGCAGAGCACTGGCAAAGAAACCGAGACCAGTACGTTCCGGATCGCCACGCGATACCGGGGAGACGCAACGGTCAGAGGTCGATGTCGCAATGGCGAACCTCGAGAAGCATCCGGACTCTCGCGATGCCGCAGCAGCGGTGTTCCTCGCGAAGGAACGGGCGAAGAGGTCCAGAGCTTCAGCTGGGGCGAGCCGCGTATGAGGTCTTTCTCAAATGGCAGGCATTCCGGCCAATCTCTACGACAGTCTCGAGGCGAACGGACAACGTGAAGACGTTTCCGATCTGATTCACAACATCAGCCCGACGGAGACTCCGCTCCTGAGCATGATTGGGACGACGTCTTCCGGCAGCACGCTTCACCAGTGGCAGACGGATGCTCTCGAAGATCCGGCTGCCAATGCTCACAACGAAGGCGAGGACGCGACGGATGTCGCGGTCGGCGCCACCACGTTGCTGCAGAACTACACGCAGATCTCGATCAAGCTGTTCAACGTCACGGGGACGCTCGAAGTCACCGAGAAGTACGGTCGTGACTCGGAGCTCGCGTACCAGGCTGCAAAGGCCGCGCGGGAGCTGAAGAAGGACGTCGACTTCGCGATGACGGGGCTGAACCAGCCGAGCCAGGCTCAGGTCACGGACGCGGACACACCGCGACAGTCCGGGGCGCTGATGACCTGGATCAAGACGAACATCAGCACGGTGGGCTCCGGTGGTGGGTACTCGAGCGGTGTCACCACCGTCCGAGTGGACGGCACGGGACGCACGATCACCCAGGGGATGGTCGACAGCGTGATCCAGCTGGCATGGGCCGCGGGCGCGAAGCCCTCGGTGCTGCTGGTCGGTCCGACGCAGAAGACGAACATCTCGCTGATGGACGGTGTCGGGACGGTGGGCGCCTCCGGTGTCACTCGTTCGGACAGGGCGGCGCGCACGATCTACGCCACGGTCGATCTCTACGTCAGCAACTTCGGTGAGCTCCGGGTTGTGCCCTCGCGGCACATCTACCCGCTCGCCGCATCGCCGACGCTCGACTCGATCGTCTTCGCACTCGATCCCGAGTACATGAAGATGGCGTATCTGCGGCCCTGGCAGCAGTTCGATCTCGCCAAGGTCGGCGACTCGATCAAGCGCGAGATGCTGGTCGAGTGGACGCTCGAGATGTGCAACGAGCTCGCACACGGCGCGGTCTACGACCTGAAGGGATAGCGGTCGCAGCAAGTGGGCGGCTTCTGGGAAACCGTCAGGTTCTCAGCCCGCCCGGCTCCAAGGAGCCGCCCATCTTGCGAGGGGAGTTGTGCATGCCGAATCGAAGACACGGGATCAAGTTCCTGGGCGCGACCACGCTTACCGACTCGATCACTGCATTCGCCGATGCAAGCCTACTCGGCGGAGCAGCCGGTGATGTCAGAGCCACCGTAGCTGGCCACACGATCAGCACTGGCGGAAGAGTCACGATCAGCGGGACGACGAACTACAACGGCTCGAACAGGTTGGTCACGGCTACCGGACCGAACACCTTCGACTTCACAGACACCTGGGTTGCGACGGAAACCGGGACGGTCGTCCAAACACTCACGCCGGAGATTCACCTGTCCGAGTTCACGAAAGGGATCCTTCACATCAGCGGGATAGGGACGCGCGTCGAGGTGTTCTGCTCGCCTAACGGTGGCGTCTCATGGTTCATCCTGTATCGGCCAAATGGCGTCAGGGGCAGATACACGCTCACTACGGCGCTCGAGTCGTACCAGATCGAGATCTTGCCAAAGCACGTCAGGATGCTCGTAGACACGGCGGATTGCAATTACGTGTACATCGAAGGCATCAGGGAGGTTGCCTAACATGCCGAATCGCAGACACAGCATACACGCGTTCGGAGCGGTAGCAGCCGGCAACCAGTCGGACGCACTCGAGGTTTCCGAGTTCACCAAGGGGATCGTCTACCTGGACCGAGCCGCCGTAAGCGGCGCGGTAGTAGCGATGGAGGTGTCGCCAGACGGGACCAACTGGCATACCTACTTCGACCAGGACGACGCTGACCAGTACGTGTGGACGGTTGGGAGCAACGCGCAAATTGCGGTCGCCGTCCGTCTGTCTGCCCAGTGGATCCGGTTCGACGTGACGATCCAAGACATGGACGGCATCTGGTTCGAGGGCATTCGGGAGGTCGCCTGATGCCGGGCGCCTACACGCCATGGGAAGACATCTCGACGCCAGGCACTGGCGTGTCTCGAAAGATGCGCCTGAACACGCACGGCAAACACACGATCGAGTTTTCCGTCGAGCAGGAATGCGAAGAGATCCTCGACATCAACAAGGCGCTCCGGAACGTGGACAACTCTTCCGGGTCGCTCTGGAACGGGCAGGAGTGGGTGCGCGTCGCGCAGATCCCGGTCGCGCTGATCGAGAAGTGGGCGAAGGAAGAGGACATCAACTTCTACCGCTGGAACGACGAGGACAAGGCACGAATCATGCGCCGCCTCAACGACAATTCGTGGAGCGACTTGAGGACAGCGCCGGGGAGAATCTAGGTGCCGTTCGGTAACTACTCAGAGCTCCAGACCACCATCGAAGACTACCTCGAGCAGGAGGAGGTCACCGGAAAGATCACGGACTTCATCACCCTCTGCGAGGCCAGGGTGAACCGCGAGGTCTCGGTCCGGTGGATGCACAACGCTGCCACGCCAGACATCGACGCCGAGGCGGTGCCGCTGCCGGTCGACTACATCGAGGCCATCGCCTGGCAGATCACCACCGCGGGTCAGCCCTACACCGCGGAGTGCGTCTCCGCGCTTAAACTCCTCGGAATGTCCAAGTCGGGTGGTCCGCCTCGTGCCTACGCCATCGTGGGGACGAACGCACTCTGGCGCCCAGATCCCACCGGAGTGGCCGCGGGGACCTACACATCCGCGCTCGAGTACTTGGCCAAGATCCCGGCGCTCTCGGCGACCAATACGACCAACTGGCTGCTCGTCCAGGCGCCCGACATCTACCTCTACGGCTCGCTGCTCGAGGCGATGCCGTATGTGATCGACGATGAGCGGTTGGGCACCTGGGTGAAGATGTACGAGCGGGCCGTCGGAAGCCTGGTCTCCGCAGACTCTCGCGGGAAGTTCCGGCCCGGCGCCGTGATGCGCCCGCGCTCGGGTCCGGTGGAGCACAGGGGCGGGGTGAGATACTGAGATGCCCGATATTGCGTTCGGGGAGTGGCTGCCCGATCAGAAGCAGGTGGCGTCTCCTGGCTTGCGCGTCGTGTCCAATCTCACGCCATCGCTCGCCGGCTGGCAGGGCATGCCGGCGCTGGAGAACTCCGAGCTCCTCGCTCTGATTGCAGAGTGCCGCGGCGCAAGGCGCCTTCGAACCCAGGCCGGCTCGGACGTCACGCTGGCCGGCACGGCCGCGGAGCTCTACGAGAGCAGCGGCTTCACGATGCCCGAGATCTCGAGGGCGGCGGGCTACACGCTCAGCCCCACCGACCACTGGGAGCTCAACGTCTACGGCAACGCGCGATTCGCGACCAACAAGTCCGACCCAGTGCAAATCAGCACCGGGCCCGGTGTCCAATTCGCAGACCTAAACGCGAACGCATCGCTTGCCGGCGCGATGGAGGTGGTCGGCGAGTTCCTGGTGCTCGGCAACATCGTCGGCCAGGGGGCCGTCAACGGTGGGGCCATCGGTACCCAGGAGGGCGGAATCCACTGGTGCGTCCAGGGCGACCCGACACTTTGGCCTGACATCGCCAGCCCGACAGCGATCAACGGGCAATCCGACTTCCAGATACTGCAGGGCGACGCCGGCCCGGTGACTCAGATCGTCGCGGCAGCCGATTACACTGCAGTGTTCCGGAGGCGCCAGGTATGGCGCATGGACTATGTCGGCGCTCCGCTCTTCTTCGCGTTCCGCAAGCGCGACGATTCGCGCGGCGCGATCGTCCCTGGTACAGCAATCGCTGTCGGGAACAATGTCTTCTTTCTCTCTGCGGAGGGGTTCCTGGTTTTCGATGGCGCTCGCACTTCGCCCATCGGGTTCGAGAAGGTCGACAAGACAATCCTCGGCAATATGAATTGGGAAGAGGCCGATTCCCGCTGCTCCGTCGCTCACGCGGCCCAGCTGCGATCGATCGTCTGGTCGCTGCCGCAGCGCGGCACTGGCCCGCTCGAAGGCGGCACCAGGGGAACCCGGAACAACCCGCCCACTGGCGGAACGCCTGGCGATGGCAACTCGCTGTTCGGGTACAACTACGAGCTCAAACAGTGGTGGACGATTCCGGAAGACAACGAGTGGGTGCTCAACTCGCCGCCCTTCACGGAAGATCTCGCACTGGATGGTGCCACCTACGGCGACCTGCTCATGGACACCGTCGGGCTGCCGGACCTGGGCGGCGTAGACATGGACACGCTTGGCGCGGGCACCTCGCCGCGCGACGTGCTCTCGGTCTTCACGACCCAGCACAACCTTGCGTCATTTACGAGCGGCAACATCAGGGTCGGCAGGATCATCACCGGGGACTACGAGATGCCGGACAGCCGGCGCAGCATGATTCGCTCGGTGCGCCCGGTGTTTAGCGGCGAGGCTGCCGAGATCACGGGGGCCATGTTCGGGCGCAACGTCGCGCGGGGCCCCGCTACGTCGACGTCGTCTCGCGCCATGGTCCCGAGCGGAGTTATCCCGGCTCGTGTTGCAGGCAAGTACATCTACTCGGACTTCACGACGGCTGGGCCGATCGAAGACTTCATCGGGTTCGATTACACGATCGGGAGGATGGGCAAGCGATGACCGATCAGATCGGAGCCCACAAGCCGCCCGCGTTCAACGAGGACGACGTCGAACACCGCCGCCAGATGGCCGACTACATTGCCGCCACGGGCGACCGTGCGAACGCGACGGTCCCGAAGGACGGCAGCGAGCTCTCGACGATGCTTGGGTTCGGCAGCACGGACGTCGCGATCACGGGTGACACTGACAATCTCGACCTGACCGGGTACACGGTAGTGCGACTCGACACGGACAGCGGAAGCTGGGATCTCAGTGGGATAGTGGCTGACCCAGGCCGGTTCCTGGTGCTCATCAACGTCGGGGCGAACACCCTGACGCTGATCGACCAGAGCGGCCTTTCTGACGTCGCCAACCGCTTCGAGATGGGGCCTGGCTCGGCGTCGCTCCTGCAGGATGACTCGATGCTGTTCTGGTACGACCCGACCACCGAACGCTGGAGGAAGATCGCGTGAGCGAAGCAGCGGTCGCAGAAGAGCTCGCCCCGGTGATCCCGATCATCGACGTCAGCCGCATCAAGCTCACCGAGCTCACGGCGAAGCAGGCGATCGACGGGTGGGAGCTCCTGGTCCCCTACCTCGAGAAGGTCTTCGAGCGTTCAGCGGGCAGGATCGAAATGGAAGGCGCCAAAAAGATCGTGGCGGATGGGCTGGCCGGCGTCTTGCTCATCTGGGATCCAAGCATCCATCGCATCTATGCGGTGATCGTGGCCGAGGCGAAGATCTATCCCGACCGCCGGGTCTACAGCATCGGGCTCTTCGGCGGCGAGAAGATCGAGCTCTGGGCCGAGCGCATGTGGCCGGCGCTGCAGCAGGTTGCACGCGCGCAAGGGTTCAACCAGATCGAGATGGTCGGTCGCCGAGGGTGGGGCCGGTTCATACCGGGAGCGAAAGAGATAGCGACATTCTACGCGATGGATCTTGACGACGGTCCTGTCAGGGAGGGGGAGTAGACAATGGGTTTCCAGAGCACACTGGGCGGGCGACAAGAGAACATCGGCAAGACGCGCGCACACAAACTCATCCGGAAGGAAGGCAAGTACGCGCTAGGCGAGGCGCGCAACCTCTACGACGACGACACTCCGCTCCCGTCGCAGTACGTCCCGATCTCCGAACAGCGGGAGCAGGCCCTCGGGCAGATGACCAACATCGCCAACGCCGGGGCAGTCAGCGAGACAGGGCTCGACGAGTGGCAAAAGATTATGAGCGGGGCGTACCTGGATCCCAACTCCAACCCGTGGATGCAGGACATCGTCGACCGTTCCGTGGGCTCGGCGATGAGCGGGCCGCAGTCGGGGTACGCGGCCGGCGGTCGGTTCGGCGGTGGAGCGATGGCCAGCGCGATGGCCAACGCCGGCCAAGCCACGGCATCGCGACTCTGGGGCGGCAACTACAACATGGAACGCGCGAACATGATGTCCGCGATGGGGCAGACGGGTCAGATGCAGCAGCAGCAGTACGCCGATGCGACGATGCTCGGAAAGATCGGAATGGAGTACGAGCAGGACCAGGCGGGCCAGCAGGCCGAGGCGTTGCGGCAACACCAGTATCCCTACTCGAAGCTCGAGCAGTTCCAGTCGTACCTGACCGGCAACCCGCTCATGGGTGAGAGCACCAGCATTAACGTCGCCGAACAACCGTTCCAGTGGGGGCAGGCCCTCGTTGGCGGAGTCGGTTCTCTGTTCGCATAGCATGGGGAAGTAGACAATGGAACCCAGAATGATGGACCCTCGACAGACAGACGAGTACGGAGAGCCCGTCGAGGAAGAGACTGGCGGGCAGAAGGCTATGCGGGTGATGCGCTCGCTCGCTGGAGTGCTAGGCGGAGCCGCTTACGCGGCGGGCGTGTCGGGTGCCGCGCAGAACCCATGGGCTGGCCCTCAGGCTCTCGCGCAGCTGCGGAAGCATGGCGTGGATCAAGAGATGAGAAAGATGCAGATGGCCTCGCAGCTGGAGTCGAAGCGGCGCGAGCAGCAGCTGATGAGCCACATGCAGAAAAACTTCTCCGACATGAGCGACCCGAACCAGCGCCAGGCGGCGATCCAGTACCTGATGGGCCAGGGCGCGTTCGAGTTCGCGGAGAAGGCGAGCACCATCTTCTCTCAGATGTATCCGGTCGCGGAGCCTTACCAGTACGCCTCCGAGACGGTTATCGGTCCGGATGGCAATCCCATCAGAGCCACTCGCCAAGAGAGCCAGACCGGGGTCCTCGCAGACCGTCCGCACCTGGGAGCTCCGGCGAGCGGGTCGACGGTCAACGTCGGCATGCCTGTCGGCTGGGAGGAGAAGAGCGAGGCCAGCCAGTACGAGGCGCTCGTTGCTGGCGGGATGGATCAGTCACTCGCTCGCGATGTGGTGAACAAGGAGGCGTTCCACGTTCCCATGCTGGGTCGGTACGTCCGAGGGAAGGGGGCCTTCAAGGAGAAGATCCTCGGCCTGGTGTCGTTTCAGGAAACCATCAACCGGATCACGGACGCGGCCATTCGCGTGGCCAACGAGCATGGCGAGACGGGTCGCGGAACTCAGTTCGCTGCGTGGGTAGAGAGGATGATGACGGGCGCCGCCTCTCCTGCTCTCGAAAACTACACCAACGTGAAGGAGCTCGCCGTGGCCGAGTTCGTCAAGGCGATGTCTGGAGCGCAGGCCAGTGACAAGGAGCGCGCGTTCCTCACCGGCCTGTTCCCGAACATCGCAGAGCTGATCGACGAAAACGGGCAGATCTCGGATACGGCATCGGCCAAGATCGCCGAGTGGCGTTCGCGATCGATCGACTACGTCCTGTCCAACATGGAGGCAGGCGAGCGGCCCGCGGCGCAGCGCGCCTACAAAGAGTTCTACGAGAACTACGCAAGGTCGCAAGAAGATGTGGGGAGAGCCCAACCCGCACCCGCACCTGGTGGTCGTTCCACAGGGAACGTCACGTTCACACCGATCCAGGAGTAGGCCATGAAATTCGGCGGACGGTCTGGCCAGAAGATCAGGAGCAACGCCCAGGACTTCAACGTGATGGATACGTCCGCCGCGAACGGGTACATCGTCGCAGTCGAGGGCGGCGGCGGGTTCCGGGTCACGGGATCCCAGGGCGCGGGCTTCACCGTCATTCACGACAAGCAGCGGTTCGATGTGGGTGGCGCCTCGAGCGCGGATGAGGCGATCTCGGAGTACGCGGCGCAGGCCGGCATGACGATCAAGGACGTCACTCCCGACTACTCGGCCGGCGATTATGTCCGCGGCGGCATCCGGGGGGCCACGATGGGCGCCGGCATGGGGTTCCCGTTCGGCGGGCCAACGGGCTCGCTGGTTGGAGCTCCCGCTGGGATGGTGGGCGAGCTGGCCACGATGGGCCTCGAGGAGCAGGGCGTGGGCGGAGCCGGGTCGTTCGCGGGCGGCATGGCCGCAGACGTGGGAACATCGATCGCGCTGCGCCGTCCGAGCGCCGGTCTGATGCGGCGCATCCCAGGCGCCCAGGAGCTCACTGAGCGGGGCATCGAGGCCCTCGGCAAGGGGGGCGTCTTCAAACGCTTCCTGAGCCGCAACTGGGCAGCCGAGGCGACGGGTACCTCGGAGAGGCAGGCGGCTAAGCTCATCACCGACCTTCCCACGCCCTCGCCGACCAGCCACAACCCCGCGGTCGAAGTCGCCGAGTCGATCCGCAGCGGGCACCAGATGATGGACGACGTCTACCAGTCCGCGCGGCGCCAGGCGGAGAAGGAGACGATGGGCAGCTACGGGTCGACCGAGGGGGTGGTCCGGAAGGCCAACGAGCTCCTCGAGGACTTCGCGCACATGGATGAGATTCCCTCAGTGCTCAGGAACGCGGCCGGGCTCCCTGGTGAGATGACGCTGCGCGAGGCCGAGAACATCCGGAAGGGCGTCGGGTCGGCCTACGCGAAGAGCCAGCTGCCGCAGAGTAACGCTGGGCGCATCCCTCACTACTCGCGGATGAAGGAGTTCTACGACCCGCTCGACGATGTGCTCGAGGACGTCGCGGCGCACTCCGAGCAGGGCGAGCGGGCCGTGGGTGCCACTCGCAAGATGCGGGAAGCGCGGAAGGCGATGCACGAGAAGGCGCCCGAGACCGGGCTGATGCACCGCTACATAATCGGCCAAGGGCGGATGGACAACGCGCAAAAGGCGCTCGACCGGATCCTCTCGAGCGACATGGCGGTGGCCGAGGTCAAGAAGATCCGCGGCATGATGGCCGGGGTCGGCGACGACCTGGCGCTGCGGCGGGTGGCGGTTGTTCACGTCCTCCAGCGCCGGCTCGGCATGGCCGCGGACGCCGTGGCTTCGAACCGGCAGGCTGGCTCGAGCGCGATCGGGAAGGCCTCCGCAGAGGCTGCTGGGCTGACCGAGATCCTCGGCACCCGCGGCTACGGCAACCTGATGGACATCCTTGACGACGTCGCGAGCCCCGGCCGCAGAGCGCCGCGGTTCCCTGGCGGTCGAGGGACCAGCCGGCTGCTGATGATTCTGGCCGGCGGCGCTGGTGCAGGTGGCATGGCCGGCGACTCGTCGGGTGCAAAGGTAGCCGGCGCGGTGCTCGCGCTGGGCGGCGTGGCCGAGGCCTTCATGCGCCAGAACGGCAAGGAGGCGGTGGCCAACCTCGGACTCTCCGCCCTGGTCGACCCGGACATCTACCGCCAGGTGGTGCTCGGCGCGACGGTCGGAAATGCCGAGGCCGCTGCGGTGCGGCTCGGGCAAACGCTTATTAGGCGCGGCCTTATGACAGAGGACGAGCTCGGAGGAGATGGCTGATGACGATCCTTCTTGAAGAGTGGTCGGTGACCCCGGCGACCAACGGGTTCCCGGTACCGGACGGAGCCGAGGTCGGCTGGAAAGGGGCGGACGTCAACGAGTGGGGCCGCGAAGTGATGACGGTGGTCCGCACTTGGTACGACGATCCCGAGTGGCTCTCGATCACTCGAGACCTCACAGTGCGCGGGCCGAAGACGGTCTCAAAGATCGACGCGAGCTCGTTCCGCGTCGAGGACTGCGACGCGACTGCCTACTTCACCGTAGGGCGACGCGTTCGGATGCGACCTGGTGGCGGGCCTCCGTATGTGGAGTCGCACGTTCTCTCTGTGAACTACAGTGCGTCCGACACAATCGTGACCATCATCGGTACTAACGTGCCGCTGACATTCGTCGACGATGGCGCCGATGTCTACTTCGCGAAGAGCATCGACCCCGGCGCTTTCGCTCCGCAGCCCGCGGTCGGCGACCTGAAAATGACCGCCACGCTCCAGTCCGCGGCAGCGATCAACGGATGGCTCCAGTGCGACGGGGACGAGTACCTGGTCGCCAGCTACCCCGCGCTGGCAGCTGCGATGGGTGCAACCGGGGCAGGCGACGGCTATTACGACGAGCACCCGAGCCTCGGAGCCCCAACAAACAACTACTTCCGAGTGCCGGACTTTGCTGGTCGCGTGCCGGTGGGCTTCTGGGACGCGGCGCACCCCGACGACGAAGAGCCCGATGGCGACTACAACTTCATCACGGGGGACAACAACGACACCTGGGTCGGCGAGAAGAAGCATGTGCTCACCGAGGACGAAGGGCCGCAGCACAACCATGGCGGAGCCACCGGGGGCGACGGCGCCCATGACCATACGGTCAGGACGCACAACACCGGAGGCGGAGACCCGACGACCCTGAAGGAGGGAGCTAACGACAGCCCCAGCTCTACCCAGAGCGCCCCCATCGGCACCGAAGGGAACCACACTCACACGATCTCGAACTCTGGTCTCGGTGACGGTCACGAGAACCGGCAGGCCTCGATCGTCTCGGGCTACCTCATCTACTCGGGTGTCCTGTGATGAAGCGGCTGGCACTGCTGGCTGGGCTGCTCCTCGCCTTTCCCGCCAGCGCGCAGTGGGTGGATGCGGATCCTATCGCGTTTGTCCACGCCGACTACGACCAGGCGTTCTCTTACGCGTTCGGAGCGTCGCCGCTCGAGTCCGCGCCACCGCATCAGGACATCACGGGTTGCTACACGTCTTCCACGATCACGATCACTCCCGTAGCCGCCAGCCCGACCGTTGCGGTCAACGACTGCTACAACAACTACGGGGGCGTGGGCAGCGACTGCAAAGAGATCCTGAGCATCTCCGACGCCGAACCGCACAAGGCACAGTTCACCAGAGGGTTCGTGAGCTTCCGGGTATTGACACCCGAGAGTGGCGGGACGATCACTTTCCAGTGCAACCGGATCGAGAACAAGACCTACAACGGTTCGGAATGGGTGTACACATACCAGGGTGAGCCCTCCCCGCTCGATGCCGAGTACATCCTCGCGACCGACGTCAACAACCCCCAGCTCACCGCCGAGGTTCTGGCCGGCGCGACCCCTGGCGGAGATCTCGCTGGCCCAGGGTCTACCTGGATGGACCCCGAGATCGTCGCCGACTCTCACGACCACACCTCTGACACGGTCCCGCCAGTCCCCGCTGACATCGTCACCGAGGGCGACATCCGCACCGGCCTCGAGGTCGTCGGTGGGTTTGTCGACACCAAGAGCGACGAGGCTGGGTTTATCGAGGATCTCGGTGTCGGTGTGCTCGGTTGCTTCCCTGGCGTATCAGGGCGGATGGCTGTCAACGACGCCGAGCCGCTGTCGTACTGCGGCGGGAACTCTTTCGGGACAAAGCGTTACGCCGCCTACGGTGACATCGCTGGTCTGATCGAGGACTTCTCGAACGCACACGACCTCGACGCGGCTGGCGAGATCATCGACTTCGACAACGCGAACGACCTCGACATCGATGGCGACGTTGTAAACGATTCGCACGACCACACCTCGGACACCGCACCTGGAGGCGACAACTTCACCCCCGACGACGACCCGGCCGTCGACCACATCGACTTCGACGCGGAAGTCGGCGCCGCCATCGCCGGCTACACGGGGAGCATGGGGCTCGACGACCTGGTCATCGGCGGCGAGTTCCAGATCGACGACGGCGCCACGACGGAGACGTTCCTGGACATCGATCTCCCGGTGCCCGACGTCAGGGGCAGCACCTACTGGGAGACGAGCACCACCAACGGGCTGGTGATCTCAGGGTTCGACAACGGGACCGGCGTCCCCGTCCCGAGAGGGAAGATATTCTACGTCGAGAGCCAGTCCCCAAAGCTCACCTTCCTGTGTACATCGGGGGGCCTGGATTGCGGCTCGAGAAACATGGAGATCGGCGCCGACGAATTGACCGTGTGGATGGGAATGGATCCTCGGGCGCCTCGGCTTATCAGCCCGCCCATCAAGCGCGACCAGAGTTACCAACAGCTCAACGCTGCACAGGACAACCCCCGACTTTACGGGACGATGAACGCGGACGACATCAGCTTGCGCGGGTTCCTCGCGCTCGGCCTGGCGGAGTGGTTTGAGGAAGACGACGTAAGCCCGGCGGTGACCGACGGTGTCGTGTTCTTCTCGTGGAAGTGTTCGGACCTCTACCAGCAACACTGCGTAGACATCTACGACAACCCGAAGGGACCAGTATCAACCTGCGGAAACGATGCCCAGTGCAGCGGCTTCCCTGACGACCTCTGCGACAGCGACGCGACGTCGGGCGTTCGTGACGCGCCGCAGCGGGTGGATTGCACGGACGTGTACAACACGGGAAGCCCGGTGCAGACGTCGTGCTCGACCAGCTACCCATGCCGCGACGAGAAGTGCGACTACGACGACACCCTCGTGACGGAGCTCGGCGACAACCTCTGCGACGCCGACGCGGCCTCAAACTGGACGACGCAGAGCACCCCTATAAGGGCGGACATCTACGACTTCGACAACGCGGAAGACACCCAGGTGATCTACACCGTCACGTCTACCTGCATTGATCTTTATAGCGGGAGCGCGCCCCAGCTGTCCTTCGGCCCAGACGGAAGCTGCGACAAGACCGCTACTCCACCGGGTGGCGTGAACGAGTTCGCCCAGTCCCTGGTGTTCCAGTGCGAAGTTTGCGAGGACA